AAAAGATTTTTTAAACAACTATAAGTCTATACCTGAATATAAAGTTTATGGTATGACACGATATAACTATCAATATATTTCAAGTGAATATAAAGATGAAGTTAAATGGGATAAAAGTCAAATTAAAATTTTTACTTTAGATTTAGAGTGTGAATGTGAACACGGTTTTCCTGATGCCGATACTGCCAAAGAAGCGATTATTTGTTTAACAGTTAAAAATCATAGTAACAAACAAATTATTACTTGGGGTACAAAAGATTTTATTACAAAAAAATCAAACGTAACATATATTAAATGTGAAAATGAAAAACATTTATTATTAGAGTTCTTAAAGTTCTGGTGTAAAAATCATCCTGATATTATTACAGGTTGGAATGTTCGTTTCTTTGACATACCTTATTTAATGAATAGAATGAGATTTATCTTTGATAATGATACGATTAATAAAATGTCGCCGTGGAATTATGTCAACGCAGATCGTATTCAAATGGGACAAAAAAATCAGCAGTATTGGAATATATTAGGTGTTTCTGTTTTAGATTATTTTGAATTGTATAGAAAGTTTACTTATGTAAGGCAAGAAAGTTACAAACTTAATTATATTGCTAAAGTAGAATTGGGTGAAGAAAAAATTGACAATCCTTATGATACGTTTAAAGATTTTTATACAAACGATTATCAAAAGTTTGTTGAATATAATATCCAAGACGTTGAGTTAGTTGATAGACTTGAAGATAAAATGCGATTGATTGAATTATGTTTAACAATGGCCTATGACTTTAAAGTTAATTACAATGATGTCTATTCACAAGTTCGTTGTTGGGATACTTTAATCTTTAATCATCTTAAAAAGAAAAAGATTGTAATACCACCAAGAGAAGACCACGAAAAAGATACTCAATATGAAGGTGCATATGTAAAAGATCCTGATTTAGGTTTACATAAATGGGTTGTTTCATTTGATTTAAACTCACTTTATCCACATTTAATTATGCAGTATAATATTTCACCAGAAACATTTGCAGGCGTTGAACCAAAGGCAGTTGGTGTAGAAAACTTTTTAGATCAAAGATTAAATCTTAAATGGGCAAAAGAACGTAATGTAGTTGTTGCACCAAACGGTGCATTATTTAAAAAAGATAAACAAGGATTTCTTGCCGAGTTAATGGAAAAGATGTATAATGATAGAGTGGTTTATAAAAAGAAAATGATTGAAGCCAAAAAACAGTTTCAAAAAACAAAAGACCCAATCTATCAAAATGAAATTGCAAGATGTAATAATATACAAATGGCAAAAAAGATTTCACTAAACTCGGCTTACGGTGCAATAGGTAATCAATACTTTAGATACTTTGATGTAAGACAGGCAGAAGCAATTACTTTAGGTGGTCAACTTGCAATTCGTTGGGTTGAAAAAGATGTGAATGCCTTTATGAATAAAATACTTGGTACGCAAAATGAAAATTATATTGTTGCGTCTGATACTGATTCCATTTATCTTAAATTAGAAAAACTTGTAGAAAAAGTTTGTAAAGATAAAACAACACAACAAATTGTAGATTTTTTAGATAAGGCAGCTGAAGATAAAATACAAAAAGTGATTGATAAAAGTTTTGAAAACTTGGCAAACTACACTAACGCCTTTCAACAAAAGATGTTTATGAAACGAGAAGCAATCGCAAACAAAGGTATATGGATTGCTAAAAAAAGATATATTCTCAATATGTTTGATGAAGAAGGTATACGATATGAATATCCTAAACTAAAAGTTATGGGTGTAGAAGCTGTGAAGTCATCAACACCTGAAGTTTGTAGAGGTAAAATTAAAGACGCAATACGTGTAATAATGAATCAAAATGAAGAAGACTTAATTAAATTTGTTAGTGATTTTAAAACGCAATTTAATAATTTAAGACCTGAAGATATTGCCTTTCCTAGATCGTGTAATAATTTAAACAAATATGTTGATAATTCAAATATTTACATTAAAGGCACACCTATTCACGTTAAAGGTTCTTTAATTTACAATTATCATATTAGAAAGTTAAAATTACAGCAAAGATATCCAATAATTAAAGATGGTGATAAGATTAAATTTTTGATGATGAAAATACCTAATCCTATCAAAGATACTGTTGTATCTTTTTCAACTTTTCTTCCTAGTGAATTAAAGTTAAAACCATATGTTGACTATGACGCACAATTTGAAAAAACATTTACTGATCCATTAAAATTTATACTAGACGCAATCGGTTGGAAATTAGAACGAGAAGCAACATTAGAAAGTTTTTTTGTATGATATTATTAATTGAGTTAATGTTTTTATATACGACATTGTTTTTTTCTTTTCAGTTTGGTAAGTTATTAGCACTCACTAATTTAAGATTATGGCAATTATGTCTATTTTTATTAGTAATTAAATTTGCGTTTTATAGTTATGGACTTTAATATTAAAAAAAAATATAAGGTAATTTATGCAGATCCTCCGTGGTATTTTAAATCATATTCAAAAAAAGGAGAAGGTAGAAACGCCACTCAACATTACGATTGCACTGGTGTTGATAATATCATTTCTCTACCTGTTAAAAATATTGCTGACGAACATTCCACCCTTATAATGTGGGTAACTGATCCTTTTTTACAAGAGGCATTTAAAGTCATAGAGGGTTGGGGATTTAAATATAAAACAGTAGCATTTACTTGGGTAAAACAAAATAAAAACAACCCAAACTTTTTTACAGGTTTAGGTTATTGGACAAGAGCCAATCCTGAAATGGCATTACTAGCTACAAAAGGTAAACCTAAACGAATCAACAAAGATGTAAGTCAATTAGTTGTTTCTAAAAGACGTGAACATAGTAGAAAACCAGATGAGATGTATGAACGAATAGAACGACTTTTAGAAGGCCCATATATAGAATTGTTTGCTCGTACTCAAAGACAAGGATGGGATTGTTGGGGAAATCAAACAGATAAATTTTAATATGCAGTTGACTTTATCAATATTTTATGTTATAATAATATATCTTTTTATAATATGGTTATTAGTGAGATGGAACAATGAGTGATTATCTATACAAATACGCAGACAGTAATAAATTACCTGTGATGAATAGCACAGTATTTGAACATTATACAAATACAATAGGTAAAGAACAATTTAGATTAGACTTGGCAGATTATATTGCTAAAGAACGACCAAAGTTTCCTCTAAAACAAATTACATTAGAACAAGTTAGAGATAGTTTTTTTGATTTACAAAAACTTGATACCAGTAAGTATTTAAGAATTGATGTAGATGTAATGGAAAAATATGATGACTACAAATATCCATATAAAGATTGTGGTCTAGGTGTTATAGACGCACCATCTACTTTTAATGATGTATCAAATTACTTTCAACAAGAATTAAGATTAAATTGTTCAAGTTATAGTTTTAAAGCACCTATTGATGTATGGACTAACGGCACTTCAAAAGATATATGGAGATGTTTAGGTCCTATATGGCGTGGTATCAACGGTGTAAAAAAAGTTATGATTGACGGTAAAGAAGAATTAAGAGGTGGCAGTTTAACTGAAAAAAGTTATATAAGTGCTTTTAGATTAGGTACATATATTGCAACTCAATTTAAACCTAACGTTGCTAAAACAATTTATGATATGACCAATGCACGTAAAGTATTAGATACGTCTTGTGGTTGGGGTGATAGACTTGCAGGTTTCTATACAAGTAATGCAAAAGAATATATTGGTTGTGATCCTAACCCAAATGTTTATGCAAACTATATGAAACAAGTTTATGAATATGAAACATTTTTAGGTAATGATAATGTACATATAAAAGAAGAAAGAGATCATTTTACTATTAACGCAAATAAAAAAGTAACCATTTATAGATGTGGTGCCGAAGATTTACCTTGGGATGAAATAAAAGATATTGATTGTGCATTTACAAGCCCGCCATATTTTTCTACTGAAGAATATAACAAAGGTGGTGAACACGAAGAAGATCAAAGTTGGTCAAAGTTTAATGAATATACTAAATGGAGAGATGACTTTTATTTACCTGTAGCAAAACATAGTTTTGAAAGTTTAGGACCTACAGGACATTTATTTGTAAATATTATGGATCCAACTGTAAAAGGTAAACGTTATAAAAGTTGTGATGAACTTGTTGATAGTTTAAAAACTTATTATCAAGGACAAATTGGTATGAGAATAATGCAAAGACCAAAGTCAGATAAACTATTTGAAAATGAAGAAGCCAAACAAGAATTTATGAATAGAATCTTTATTGAGAATGTATGGTGTTTTGCTAAAAAAGTTAATACACAAAGATTGGATTATTTTAGACACGCTAGAAAAGCGACATTACCAATTTAAATAAATATTATGATGCCTATTTCAGAACAATCATATAAAGAATTAAAAGAATATTGGGACTTTCAAAGAAAAGTTGAGTACAATAAAGAGATGGTCCAACATCAAATTGAAAGTATACCTGGTCGTATGTTTGATAGTGAAATGGGTAAATATTCAGACGATCAAATATTTGAATTAATGTGGTCAAGGATAGAACAAGAAGACTATGACGATCCGCCTACAAGTTGGATACCTAAAAATGACAATTATAGATTATGGAATGAACCACCACGTTATATGAATAACGAATTACCTAAACCAAAAGGACGACCAGTGGTATTGAGAGCAAAAACAAGTGATAAAAGTAATTGATAATATAATTAATAAACAAGAACAAGAAAATATAAAAAATTTTTTATTTAACCAAGTCCAATGGTCATTTGTAAATGATGTATCACATAAAGATAATATACATCAAAAAAGACCAGGGTTTAAAGTAGTATTTCATCAATTATCTTATTCAATAGATTTACTTTTAAAACAAACAGCAAAAAAAGTTAAAAAAACAAATGAAACTTTACTAGAAGCAAGATCATTTTTACAGTTACCTTTAAACAAAGAATATATAGGTACAGGTGTTGATACACCACATTTAGATAGAACAACACCTCATACTGTATTCTTATACTACGTAACAGATAGTGATGGTGATACAGTAATTTATGATTATAAGAGTAAAAATGAAAATGATATACCCTATTTTGAAGACATAAAAGAGTTGAAACGTGTTAAACCCAAACAAGGTAGAGTTGTAATATTTGACGGTTTATATTGGCATACAGCAGAACAACCTACAAAAGATATAAGATGTATATTAAATTTTAATATATGCAAATAGTAATTAAAAAATATGGAAAAACTTTAGTACACAATTTTCCTAGATCAGAGCTTGACAATATACGAAAAATATGTTATGATTTAGGTATAAAGTATTACATAATAAACTATCAGGAGAGTATAATATGAGTGATTTTTTAAAAGATATAATTAAAGAAACTGGCAACGAATATGCTGGTATCGTAAGTGAAGGACTAGAAACAGGTGATGTAGATAGTTTTATTGATACAGGATCGTATGCTTTAAACGCCTTACTATCAGGCACAATCTTTGGTGGTTTACCAAGTAATAAAATTACAGCAATTGCAGGTGAGGCTGCAACAGGTAAAACTTTCTTTGCGTTAGGTATTGTAAAACATTTTTTAGATAAAAACAAAGACGCAGGTGTGATTTACTTTGAATCAGAAAGTGCAATTACAAAAGATTTAGTTGAAAGTCGTGGCATAGATAGTAAAAGAATGGTTGTCGTACCAGTGGCAACAGTACAAGAATTTAGACATCAATCTATTAAAGTGATTGACAAGTACCTTGAACAAGGTGAAGACAAAAGAAAACCATTACTCTTTGTATTAGATAGTTTAGGAATGTTATCTACGACAAAAGAAATGGAAGATACTGCTGAAGGTAAAGAAACAAGAGATATGACAAGATCACAAATTGTCAAGGCTGCATTTAGAGTATTAACTTTAAAACTAGGTAAAGCAAAAGTTCCAATGATTATGACTAATCACACTTATGATGTTATTGGTTCTATGTTTCCACAAAAAGAAATGGGCGGTGGTTCTGGTTTAAAATATGCAGCATCAAATATTGTTTATCTATCTAAAAGAAAAGAAAAAGATGGTAAAGAAGTAATTGGAAATATTATACATTGTAAAAATTATAAATCAAGGTTAACAAAAGAAAATGCTATGATTGATGTTAAACTCACTTATGATAAAGGGTTAGACAAACATTATGGATTATTAGACCTTGCAGTTAAACATAACATATTTAAATCTGTATCAACTCGTATTGAGTTACCTGATGGAACAAAACAATATGCTAAAACAATCAATAATGAACCTGATAAATTCTTTACTAAAGAGGTTCTCAATCAGATTGACGAAGTTGCCAAAAAAGAATTCCTCTATGGACAAGAATAAGTACGTTTTTGTTCAAAGAGATGTAGATGACTTCTCCTGTATAAAGTTGACAAGTGGGAAGTATTCTGATATAATATACACTTATGGAAAAGTTAAGTTTGCCGAAAAAGAAAATTCTGAAGGGCGTTTACCCTTACAATTTACTTATGATGTTCAAAGAAATCCTAACAATGAAGATACCGAAAGCGAAGAATTTAGAAACGTGATTGGTGATATATTAATAGAAGTAATGGAAGAACAAATTGAAAAAGGCAGATTTAAAATAAATGAGTGATAGATTTGAATTAACGATATTAAGTAATCTAATTCATAACGAAGATTACACCCGAAAAGTCCTACCCTTTTTAAAAGAAGATTATTTTAAAACTAAAGAAGAAGTTATTTTATTTAAAAAGATAGAAGACTTTGTAACCAAATATAATAATCTTCCTAATAAAGAAGCACTTACCATAGAACTATCAAACAGTAAAAATCTTACCGAAGAAGAATTTAAACTTACAAAAAAATTATTAGATAGTTTACAAAAATCAGATGTAGAGTATCAATGGTTATTAGATACAACTGAAAAGTTTTGTAAAGATCGTGCTGTACATAATGCGGTACTATCAGGTATTCAAATATTAGATGGTAAAGATAAACAACATACACCAGAAGCTATACCAAGTATTTTATCAGATGCTCTTGCTGTATCTTTTGATACACATATCGGGCACGATTATTTAAATCAAACAGATGACCGATTTGATTATTACCATAGAACTGAAGAACGATTAAAATTTGATTTATCTTATTTCAATAGAATTACAAAAGGTGGTTTACCACCTAAAACATTAAACGTTGCACTTGCAGGTACAGGTGTTGGTAAATCTTTGTTTATGTGCCACGTTGCTGCCAATATGATAAGTCAAGGCCGTAACGTATTGTATATTACTTTAGAAATGGCTGAAGAAAGAATTGCTGAAAGAATAGATGCAAACTTATTAGATGTTACCATTGATGAACTTTATGAAATGCCTAAAAAATATTATGATGACAAGATTAAAAATTTAAGAAACAAAGTCAACGGTCAATTGATTATCAAAGAATATCCTACTGCTTCTGCTCATACAGGACATTTCAAAGGACTGATTGATGAGTTATCTTTAAAGAAATCTTTTAAACCTGATATTGTCTTTATTGACTATCTAAACATTTGTTCAAGTAGTAGATTTAAAGGTGGTAATATTTCATCTTATTTCTATATTAAGGCCATCGCTGAAGAATTACGAGGTCTTGCTGTACAATATAATTTACCTATCGTGTCTGCTACTCAAACAACAAGAACAGGATTTATGTCAAGTGATATTGGTTTAGAAGATACATCTGAATCTTTTGGTCTTCCTGCAACGGCTGACTTTATGTTTGCGTTAATTTCTAATGAAGAACTAGAACAGTTAAATCAAATCAAAGTTAAACAGTTAAAAAATCGTTACAACGATCCTGCTGTAAATCGTGCATTTATTGTCGGTGTTGATAGAAGTAAAATGAGATTATATGATGTTGAACAATCTGCTCAACAAGTTGTAGATAGTAACCAAGAAAGTCCAGAACTTATAGAAAAAGAGTCTGGCCCTCAACCACCTGCACCTGAAGACGCATACAACAAATTTTCTGATTTTAAAATATGATAAAAAAAGAAAAAACAAAAAGATACGGTCAAACTAAATTACAAAGACAGGCCAACAAAAAAGTTGATCCTAAATCTTTAGCCAAAATCTATTACAAAACTGAAATGGTTAAAAAAGACGGTGAGATACTGTGGCGTGCTGTTGAGAAACCAAGTAATATTGTTTTAAAAGAGTCTTTCTTTGAAGAAGATGTAAAAGATATTGTTAAGTTTCAAAACAAAAATAAGACATTTGGTATCTTTGGGTTTCCTAAATTCTTTGATATAAGAGAAGATAAAGAAAAGTATTCAAAATAAAGCTTGCAATCTCTCATAAATATGTTATAAGAGAGATATATGCCAACAATTTCACCAGACTATATGTTAAA